ACAGAGCCTTCTTCAATCAGGGAGCAAACGCACTGTATGCACCGCAATACTACGAGGATGGCACTGTTCCCACACTGGTGGCGAAAGGTCCCGGTGCTGTTGCCCACGGCGTTGATTGCCGTAGCGCAACCGAGTACGAAGAAACGACAGGTGCACTCCAAGCCGCTTGCCACCACAACCATAACAGCAACAATGTGGTTCGTATCCGTTACATCGTTCGCCGCCTTACTCCTACCGAGTGTGCCCGGCTGCAGGGCTTCGCTGACGAGTGGGGTCACATTGACCTTAAATCCGATTTTTCCGATGAAGAATATCGGTTCTGGCTTAATGTGCGAAACACTCACGCCGCTATCAATGGCAAGGTGGTTAAGGAATACACCAAGGAGCAGATGCTCAACTGGTATAACAAGTTGCATACTGACAGCTCCGAATACAAGATGTGGGGCAACGGAATCGCCCTCCCCACAGCACTCTATGTGATGCAGGGCATCGCAGAAAGGATGAATAAAAATGATTGAAAAGGTAAATCCCGCCCATCCCGACAAAGTGGCTGACCGAATCGCCGGTGCCATCGTAGACCTCGCCTACAAGGTCGAGGAAAATCCCAGAATCGCCGTAGAAGTCCTTATCGGCCACGGCGTATGCCACATCATCGCAGAGTCCTCCGTGGCTCTTAACCATGACGATATTCTCCAGGCTGTTTACCGCATTACCGGGGACTACTGGATCGAGGTTGATTTCGTGTGCGCCCCCCAGGATGTACACCTTGCAGATAATCAGCAGGGCAAAATCCGCTGTGGCGATAACGGCATTTTTAAGGGTATGCCGCTGACCGACGAGCAGAAATTTTTGAGTGCGATTGCCAGAGATATCTATACTGCCTACGAGCGTGATGGCAAGTACATTCTCGATGGCGACCGGCTGATTATCTGCCAGAGTCACGCAGAGGAGTCCGAACTTAGGGCGTGGTATCCTGACGCAGTTATCAATCCTCTCGGCTACTGGACTGGCGGCACAGATGTTGACACTGGCGCTACCAACCGCAAGCTGGGCAGCGATATGGCTGACAGCGTTACTGGTGGCGGTCTGCATGGCAAGGATTTGTCCAAGGCTGATGTCAGCGTAAATATTTACGCATGGCTAAAGGCACAAGAGACCGGCAAGCCTGTCGAGCTGTGCTGTGCCATCGGCGATGAAACGATTGATGGTCTGCCGTATAGCAGGATCGTGGACATCGCCAGGGGTTACATCTACGCTCGCGGCGGCTTTGAGAAGTTCGCTGAGTGGGGGCTGTTCTGATGAACCGCGAAACGGTTCTTCAAAACAAAATCATAGTCGCCCTCTGCGACCGAGGGTGCTTCGCCACAAACCATACTGTCGGCGACTTCTACACGAAGTATGGCGGTCGCGTTTCGGTTGGTGTTCCGGGTGAAAGCGATATATGGGGGCATCGCCCAGATGGAATCGCATTTTATGTGGAAGTAAAACTGCCGGGTGAAAAACCCCGGCAGAACCAACTCGATTTTATAGAAGCTATGAAAAACTCTGGTGCTATTGCGGGATGGTGTACCTCAGTTGAAGAAGCGATAAATATTGTATTTGCAAGAAAGGAGATCGGCCATGAAATCAACCTATGATCCGATGATTCGGAAAACCCCTGTTGGAAAGCATCTGTATTATCACTGGAAAATGATGCGAAAAAAACCGCACACACAAGAGTGGGATTTGTTCCCCAATTTTTACGAATGGGCAGTAAACCGCGGCTGTAACCCCGATGCAAGGCTGCTCCTAATTGATACGACCCTCCCTTATTCGCCGGATAACTGCGAATGGAAAACCAAAGAGGAGGAGGAAGAAGCCGCCAATGCGGAACTCGTGGCTGCTTGGAACGCCGCCGTAAATCGCATTCGTAAACACTACGGTATGCCGCCGTTGGAGGGCACAAGCTATGGCGATAATTAAGAGTTGCCGGTACTGTGTCGCCCCAAAGCGACACCCCGGCTGTCACGATACCTGCCCCGAATACCAGGAAGAAAAAGCCGAATACAACAAGTGCAAAGAACGATATGACAAGAAAATGGCTGTAATTGGCGCTATACATGACCAGCGGGGCATTCAAGTTAGAAAAGCACTAAAAAATCGAAAGAGAGGAGGATATAACAATGCTTAAAGATTTCGAAATTATCCAGCACCAGTTCCCGGAAAGAAACGATATTACTATCATTCCTGTTTCCGATGTTCACTTGGGAGCCGCAGAACATATGCAGCGAAAGTGGGAGCTGTTCTGCCAGGATGTTCTGAGTAACCCTAACACTTTCATCACCCTGGGCGGCGATCTCATTAACAATGCCACAAAAAGCTCCGTGAGCAACATCTTTGAGGAAACCATGCGGCCCAGCGAGCAAAAGAAGCTGATGGCGAAGATGCTTGAACCGCTTCGCGACAGAATCCTGTGCGCTGTTGGCGGCAACCACGAGCGGCGCTCCCTTAAAGATGCTGACGACGATCCTACTTACGACATTATGTGCAAGCTGGATTTGGAGCATCTGTACCGGGAGAATATGGCGTTCGTAAAAATTCAGATGGGAAAGAAAGGCGGCAACGGAACTGTGAACCCCACCTATATGTTAGTGGTAACACACGGGTCCGGCGGTGGTATTTACACTGGCGGTGCTGTCAACAGAAATGAGCGCTTCGGTCATGTGATTGATGGTGCGGATTGCCTTATCGTAGGCCATGTGCATAAGCCGTTTGTCACTCAGCCCGGAAAAATCAAAATTGACACGCATAACAACAAGGTTTCTGTTGTGCCGTTCAAGGTTGTATCCTCCTCTGCATGGCTCGATTACGGCGGCTATGCCGCTCAGAAGATGTTGCTCCCATCAAGCCACGCAGCTCAGACAATTTCGCTGTGCGGCAAGAAGAAAGAAATTAAGGTGACAATGTAATGGCAAATGAGATCACAACCCCTGTAAAAGCGATCCGGGCGTTCTGCATGGAGTGTAGTTGCGGACAAACTTCGGAGGTTAAAAGCTGTCCAGTGTATAAGTGTCCGCTATATCCGTTCCGCTTTGGTAAAAATCCTTACAGGCAGCGTAGAGAAATGTCAGAAGAAGATAAGCGGGTGTTAGCGGATAGGCTGAAAGAAGCCCGGAAAAACATTGGTAGTTCTGCGGAAAAAGAGGAGGTAGACGATGGCTAAAGCACACCTAACCGTTACAGTCAATGCAAAACTTGATGTTGACCCAAAGACCGCTGAAACTTGTTTGCGGTTGGTAGAGGCCTATATAAATGCAAACCCGGTTGATATTATCTGCCATCGCAAAGAGGATGGCAGCCTGGAATTAGAGTATAAGCCACGGTGGGGTGACGAAGATGGCTGAATTAAAACCTTGTCCGTTTTGCGGAGGCGAAATATCCCTGAAATCCGGCACACAATCCATTAGTTTTATTGATACGGAATGGGAGTGTGGTGGTTGTCGCATGGAATTTTCGTATTGTCAAGATTTTGCATATTCCAGAAAAGCGAAAGTAGCAATAAATCCGTCTTTTGTGGAAGTGTGGAACAGGAGGGTAGAAAAATGAAATGGGTTATTATATGGGTTCTCCTTTTATGGCTTGATGTGCCATCGTGGATGATGGCGGTATGTGGTCTTTGCCACATAGTCGATGCGGTGACGCGGCTTTGGAGGTCAGAAGATGGCAAATGAAAAGCGGCTGATTGATGCCAATGCGTTGATTGCGGAATATGACCGGGTGCATATCGGTGAACCCGGTAAGGCAAGAAAGCTGATGGAAGATGCCCCCACCGTGGATGCCGTGGAAGTGGTGCATGGGCGGTGGATAAACGAGGGTGACGGAGATTGGCGGTGTTCTGTATGTCGCAGATTATACACCTTTGATGACTACGGAGATATTGACCCCAAAGAGGATTGCGGATGCAACTACTGCCCCAACTGCGGTGCAAAGATGGATGGAGGGAAAGACGATGGCTGAACTGATTGATAAGTGGGAAGTGGTAAACAAGCTGATTCAGCTTGAAAACCAGTACAATTTCTACAAAAATGTGTGGGATGCGGATGTGTTGTACCGCAGAATCGCAGAGTTGGAAATTGGAATAGGCAAGACACCCGGCTTGGAAGTGGTGCGGTGTAAGGATTGCAAGCACCGTGGAGATTACGGATGCCCTATGTACCATGAGGAATATATCGAATGGGACGATGATGGCTACCACGAGAGCGAAATCGTGGAGCATGACCGCACAAGGGACGATGGTTTCTGCGATCTGGGAGAAAGGAAAGACAATGAGAGAAAAGCTGATTGAGTTGCTGACAGAAACCCATGCAATCGCAAATTGGCACAGATATAACCATGAGGCAGTTGCCGACCACCTTCTTGCCAGCGATTTTATCAATTGTTTGCAGAACGAAGCCTATGACTTGGGTGTGGATTCGATTTTACGCCACAAATTTGGGCTGTCCTGGGATGATGCTGCGGAACTGAGAAAAGAGGTTGCACGGTTACAGGCTGCTACAAAGTGGATACCAGTTACCGAGAGGTTGCCAGAGAACGATGGTCGGTATCTTGTACGCAAAAAGAATTTCAACACTGCCTGGTTTGATGTCCTGGGATTTGCCAAGGATGGCAGAAAAGTCGATGAATATGACTTTGAGCGTGAATGGGAAAATGTTTGGTATCGGTATGATAGCGAATATGGTTATGTAACCACCGATAGCGTTACTCACTGGATGCCTATTCCTGAACCACCGAAGGAGGTTTGATTATATGAAAAAGATACCTACGCTGTTTGCAAGAGTGTTTGAAAATCGTCGCATTGTCGATATCACCGATGAGATCACGCCCGGCTGTGAGGATGCTTTCCTGCATGGCGAAGCCACCATCAAGATTGATGGTTCATGTTGCGCTGTCATTGATGGCGTTTTCTACAAGCGATACGATGCAAAGAACGGCAAGAGACCGCCCGCCGGTGCTATCCCTTGCTGTGATCCTGACCCAGTTACCGGGCATTGGCCTCATTGGGTGAAAGTGGACAGCAACAATCCATCCGATAAATGGTTCACGAGAGCCGCCCAGAATACACCTTTCCAGCTTTTTAACGGAACCTATGAGGCTATCGGACCCCACTTCCAGGGCAATCCCTACGGCTTATGTGACGACATTCTGGAGCCGCATGGTGCGAAGAAAGTGGATGTGGAACGCACCTTTGATGGCATTAAGAAGTATCTGTCAGAAAACCACATCGAGGGTCTTGTGTTTTGGCTGAACGATGAGCCTGTGTGCAAGATTAAGCGCACAGACTTCGGTCTGCCGTGGCCACCGAAAGGAGAATAACAATGAATGATAGATGCGTATGCTGTGGAGCAATCATCCCGGAAGGGCGGCAGGTCTGTCCGAACTGCATTGTGACTATCAAGCCGGATGGCATCCACGAACTCTCGCCGCACAAGTTCAAACTGGATCGAAGGCTGCGGAATGTAACCATCGAAATCCTACGCTGTGAAAAATGCGGTGAGGTATCAATCGGTTGGTATCGGCAGGACGATACGGAGGAGGTTTAACAATGACTAACGCTAAACGCCTAATGATGCTTGAAGTAGCTTCTGACCTGGTGCAGAAAGTACACCACGACCTATGCCTATCTCGAAAGATAAAAGAAGCGGAGCAGACGATGGAAATTCAAAAGCAGTTGATTATACTGTCACGAGCGTTAGAAAGGGGCGGTAAGAATGCAGTGTCCTAAATGTCAAGACGAACTGCCGATGGTCGTTGACAGCCGGAAAAAACCATACGGCGTGTACAGAAGAAGGGAATGTCTTGTCTGTGGACATCGGTATAGTACGGTTGAAATAGATGTAAAGCGATATAAATTGCTACAATGCGTGGAAGATTTCGTATTGGATATAGCAGAGGAATTATCAAACTGTTCTAAGGAGGAAAACTAATATGTTTATCAATCCGTTCTGGGCTGGCGTTCTCGCCGTAATTTTTGTTGAGCTTGCCATTCTGCTTGCCTTATCCATCGTGGTGCTCGTGGCGCTTGTAAAGCGAGGTAAGTATTATGGCCGAAATTAAGGATTCCGGCACACGCCGGAGTTTCGATACCGGCGCTGTGCGTGATATTCAGGAGGGCAAAGGGCGGTGCGATCTGATGCCGTTGGAGGTTGTCCACGATGCCCTAACCTATTGTGGTATCAACGACCGCATCATGTTCGCCCTCGCCTCTTATAAGAAAGACGGCAACACCAACTGGCTATTTAAGGCGCTTGTGCGTTTTGCAGAGCAAGCCTACAATAACGCCTTACCCACCATGTTTCTCGAAGTGTCCAAGCATTTCGAGGCTGGCGCAAAGAAATACGGCGAGAACAACTGGCAGAAGGGCATCCCGGTAAACTGCTATCTGGACTCCGCTATCCGGCACTATCTCAAATATCTCCGCGGCGATACAGACGAGCCGCACGACAGAGCTTTCGTCTGGAATATCATGTGCTGTATCTGGGAGGTGGATTTCCATGATAAAGATTGAAAACACCGAGGTATACGGCTGGGAGGCAGCCATTAGGGGAATGAGAAACCCCATGAATAGTTGGGAGCAGAGCGACAGCTATTATGGGATGGTCGAAGACCCGGCGCCGATTAACCCGAATGATTGGGCATACATTATCCTTGGAGAAAAAGACCTTGACCTCATGCGCAGACTCAGCAAGGCTGGCACAGACCACAGAAAGTTCATGCGGATGATTACTGTAAGCTGTGACCTGGTAGCGCCTCTGTATTGGTGGAAAGAGTATGACACCTATAAGGTTGGCACGGTGGCTAATTCCTGTTCTACCATGCACAAGATTCACGCAAAGGAATTTACCATGGACGATTTCAGCCACGAACACCTCATGACAGGCAGTATGTTCCAACTGCACCGAGTTGTTGATTTGCTGAATGAGGCAAGGGAGTGTTATTTGGAGTGTACCGACCCCACCACAAAGAAAGCATATTGGTGGCAGATGATTCAGCTGCTCCCCTCCAGCTACAATCAGCGCCGTACTGTTCTGTTGAATTACCAGGTGCTTAAATCTATGTACCATGCTCGGAAGCATCATAAGCTGGACGAGTGGCGAGTGTTCTGTGAGTGGATTCGTTCTCTGCCGTACTCCGAGCTTGTTACTGGCGGTGACGAATAATTATGCGTCGCCCCAATTACAAGGTGTGTGCCAGGTGTGGACGCTCTTTCCATGAGCTTACCATACGGCGTTGCCACGATCCGGCTGTGAACCGCGTTCTCGGCGAGTATATCTGTTATTACTGTTGTAAGAAATGCAAGCACCACACGAAAACTCCTTTCTGCGGTGCAATAGGATGTGATTACACTGATAAGCAAAATTAAATCCAGACTTTCATGCGTGGAATATCTTTCACGGCATGGTATCTACGTCAAAAACGGCGGGCGGTGTACATCACCGCTTCGCCCCGGCGCTCGTAACCCCACCTCGTTCTGGGTGGAGGACGACCACTGGTACGACTTCGGTTCTGGCTCCGGTGGTGATGTAGTCGATCTCGCCGCTGCCTTACAGTATGACGGCGATATTTCCAGGGCTGTTCGCAGTCTCGCTCAGGAACTCGGCGTTCAGTTTTCGGATTACTCCGAAACTTTCAAACAAGATATTCAGAACCTCTGCAATCGCACCGCTGCCTACCATGCGGCACTTACACCAGAGGACTATGAGTATCTATCTTCTCGCGGCTTTACCAAGGAGGACGCTGACCGGCTTATGATAGGCAGAGTAACGGACGGTTATCTTAAAGGCCGACTGTTCCTCCCCTATTTCAAAAACGGCTACGTCTGCTACTACGCAACGCGAGCCATGCCCGGAAGCTCTTTCGCCGAGAACAAATATATGAAAGCCTCTCGTGACGAGTGCGCCAGCTACCAACATATTCCGTGGGGCTTGCAGACCCTTAATCGTGCCACCGCACACGACACGCTGATTATCTCTGAGGGTTATTTCGACGCTGTTTCCTGGGAGCGTGAGGGCTACCCGGTTATCTCGCCGATTACCGGTAACTTCTCCAAGGATCAGTGGCCGGATGTTCTCGCCGCCTGCCGTATGTTCTCCAAGGTACTTATTATCTTCGATAACGACGCTGTATCACACGCTGGCGAGGGCTTCACCGCTCGTACCGCTCGCAAGTTATTACAGAACCGCATTCCGTTTATCGTCGGTCACACCCCTTCCGGCATTAAGGACGTGAACGACTATTATACAAACGGCGGCTCGCTCCAGGCACTTATCGACAACGCCCAGGACGGACTTAAATACATCGCCAGCCAGTACACCGACCCTGTGGAACTCAAAAACTTTATTATGTCGGTCAACCGATATATGGACTCCACGGCTATCGCAGCGGCGTTGTTTCAGCCCATCCTTACAGAGCGTTTCGCTCCGGCTGTGCTGAAATCCATTCAGAAATCAGCAGATTCAGCACCCACCGAATCGCAGATTGTCGATGAAATTATCGCCAAACATAATATCATTTATGTGGATCAGGTCGGCTTCTATGAGTGGGATTCTCGTGTGTGGCGTAAATCTACGGACGGTTCTATTAAGAATTACGCCGATACTCTGTACGGCAAGCGGTTCGCAACCGCTCAGCGGGTGAACTCGGTATGTAATCTATTAAAATCTCGGTCTATCTGCAAGGTCGTTTTCGACAGAAACCCTGTGCTGACATTCCAGAACGGAACTCTGGAAATCGAAACCGGGAGTTTCCGCGAACATAATCCGAGCGACTACTGCTCTATTATTATGGATTACGACTATGATCCTGCGGCTCGTGCCCCTGTGTGGGAGAACTTTATCGAGGATGTCACCGACGAGGAACCCCGTCGGCAAGAAATCCTACAGTTCATCGCCGGGTATGTTCTGTTCCCGGACTGCCGCCATCAGAAGGTCTTTATCCTGGTCGGCAGCGGCGGTAACGGAAAATCCGTATATCTGGAAATCATTCAGAAACTTTTCGGCTCTGAGAACGTCACCCATGTAGAACCGACCGGCTTAGCCGCTGAGTTCCAGCGCATACGACTGAAGGACTCTCTGCTGAACATCGGCTCTGATATTAACAGCGATTTTTCCCGCGGCGAGATTCGTGAGTGGCTGCTAAAAATCGCAGACGGTACATCCGTCCAGGCGTGTTACAAGGGCATGAACCATATCGACTTCATTCCCCGCTGTAAGCTCGTTTACGCTTGTAACGCCATGCCGACCGCTGAAATTATTAACGGCCTTAACCGCCGTATGCAGTTCGTGGACTTTCCCTGTCGCTATGTGGAGACGCCAGACCCTAACGATCCAAAGCAGAAACCAAGGGATATCAATATCATCGCTAAACTCACGGCGGAACTTCCGGGCATCTTCAACTGGGCATACTCAGGCTACAAACTCCTGAGAACCGTCGGCTACTTCACCGACGCCCCGGAACAGGACAGCCTTATGCAGCAGTTCGAACAAACATCTAACCCTGTTCTCGTTTTCTGTGACGACTACAGCGACAAATTCCGTGGGACTATCCAGCGCAAGGATATCTACGACTGGTACAAGTGGTGGTGTGACGAAACTGGCCATAAGGCTCTCAGCCGCGAGAAATTCATTCCCAAATTCCGCGACTGTTTGGGCGACCGCATCACCGATGATACTCAACGTAGGATAGACGGCATCAGAACGAGGGTTTTCGTGTTCCGCTGACACGCTCCGTGGGGCGGTGACCTGTGACACCAACCTGTGACACTAACTCAAAAATACGCCGAGTGTCACAGGCTGTCACAGGTGTGTCACAGGTTAAAACGATGTACCTGTGACACCCTTTTCCCTTAGAGCCGCAACGCTTTTTTTATTACTGTCACAAGTGTCACAAGTAAAAATAAGGTCAGTAAGAAATAAATTAAAAAAACGCTAAAAACCCCTATATTTAATAAAAAATCTATATATATAAAACGGATGTCAAATATGCCTGTGACGCTGTGACACTACGACTTTCAAGGAGGAATTTTCATGGCAACCAACAAAACCAATAACAATACTCCGGCGACCTCAGAAAATACGACTATCGTAAAACGTGGTCGCGGTGGTAAGTACAACTTTCCTACTACAGTAGACCCAGACTCTATCGAACCAGGCACAAATTCAGCTTATGTCAGACACGCTCTCGCAAGCTGGAACTTGCCTCCTATTGATATCGCAGACCCTCGACAGGTCGAGGAGCGAATCGGTTGGTATTTCAATCATTGTGTCGAGGATGATATGAAACCGACAGTCAAGGGCTTTTGTAACGCTCTCGGTATTTCAAGACAAACGCTGTTTGTATGGAGAACCGGCAAATTCAGAGAGGAAACCCACCAGGCTATTATCTGTAGGGCTTACGACTTACTGGAGGAAATGTGGGAGTCCAATATGGCGAACGGCAAAATCAATCCTGTGTCCGGCATCTTCCTGGGTAAAAACAACTTCGGTTATCGCGATCAGCAGGAGTATGTGGTTACGCCGAACCAGATGGGCGAAACTGTTTCCCCGGATATTATCGAAGCTAAGTATGACGAGCTGCCGGAGCTATGAGCATCATCGTACCGCTACTCTGGCTTGGTGTTGCAATTCTGCTGTTACGAGACTTTTGAGATTACGACTTTCAGACCTTCGAGACTTTCGGGGGTCTGAATTTTTTTGGGACTTTCAGGACTTTTACGACTTTCACGACTTTTGAGTTTTCTCTACGCTTGCCCTCTCGGAAATGTTACTCAATAAAAAAAGAACAAAAATAAGCAATTTTTTGACCGATTTTTTGCCTGTTTCTCACTGGTATGACCACTATTTCCTAAAAAATGGAAAAAAATACCCCATCCGGGACCATTCCGGCGGCGGTATATATCCGCCACGGATAGCCGCCAGAAAGCCGCCATGCAGCCGCTCCGGCGTTTTGTATGCTGTCTGGTGTTGCTGTATGGCAACAGAGAAAGCCGCTTAAAAAGCCGCTCCAAAGCCCTCAGAAAAACGGCATAAAAATAGCCGCCTCTGTGGCGGCTTGCGTGGGACCATGCCCAGGCGATCCCATGGGCGGCGGCTGATTATATGGGCATAAAGAAAGCCGCCAGGGAAAGCCCCGGCGGCGTGGTGTTAAATATAGAAATATTCGAATAAAGCACACGGAACGCCAAAAACCAGGAATAAAGCGGCGGCGGATAGTATGTAAAAAGTGGCTGCCATTATGCTATTACCTCCGTAATTCTAAAAATCTCAGCGTTTCGGATCATGGAAACAAATATATAAAAATGGCGGTTAGTTCTCGGATTATAACCACAATAGCCGAAATCGTTCTTGTAAATATGGATAATATCGCCCGGTTTGCTTTCTGATGTGGGAATAAGCATTTCCCCGGTTATACTGTAGAATTTCCGCGGTATTCTGTTATTCATTGTTACACCTCCCGGAAATTATATTTTTTTGCGAGCTGTCGCATTTTGCTATATGCGGCGTAGTATGTTTTGAATGTATATGTTTTATATAGTCCCTTGAAATTATCATTGCTATATAATGCAATGGTAGTTTCAAACCATGTTTCTAATCTGTGATGATCCAGGCAAAAAGAAACATTAATAGAACCGTGTCTTTCGCTGATGTTATTAATAGTCATTTTGTTATACCTCCATTAAAAAGCCCCCGACGGTCGCCGGGGGTCGTTGTTTACTTGTAATTTTTCAATAGTTCGAAAATAACGCCGATAGGAAAGAACACGATAGCCGCCACAATGAAAAGTAGTTTTTTCATGCTTTTTCACCTCCCAGCCGCTCCAGAGCTGCCAAAGCGTGCCCGAGGTGTTTATATCGCTTTTTCGTGTCGAAAAATTCACCTTGCTTAAATACCCAATATCCGGCGCGATCCTCCGAAAGTGTGCATATATAGCCGCTATACAGTGCCGTGGGCTGTGCTGTATTTGGGTGGTATTCAACCCATTTCCGCCAGTATTTCGCTATTGTGTGCCGCCCTAATGGGTAGCTCATCCAGGGATTAGAACCATCTGAAAAAGTTACATGTAAAATCATGGTCAAACCCTCGCAATCTGGTCAAAGTAATAACGGCGGCCGCCCTTGCGAATATATGCCCGCCCGGTATAGGTGTAAAAAATGGTATGGCGGCGAATTTCCTTGTAACCGTCGCCCCAGTTGAAAGCCGCTATAGCTTTATCTCCTTCGATGGCCAAAATAGCCAAGCCGCCGAAATTGCACATAGGATAAACGCCCACCGGCACGGCGTTTTTGTAGTGGTGTTTTAGTACAATATTCATTAGTTCGATCCCCTCTCAATAAATGATTTTACCCAGCTATCTAAACAATAGGTTTTAGCGATGGTTTCAATAACGGCGGGTGCATCCGGGTCCATAATATAGACCCTATAACGAGGATTTCCGCAAACGTCGTTTTTCTCCCTGGTGTAGAAATAGTTGATTGCAATATGGTTGATTACTACAGTTTTTAGATCATGAAATTTTTTCATGTTTTTTCTCCCCCTCCAACAATTCACGGTAGATTAAATGAGTTAAGCACATTTCGGCATCATGTTCGCTGTGCCGGTGTCTTTCCTCGTGGCTTTCCTCCAAGATGTCGCCCAGGTCGTCAACCGCTGAGCGGTTGTAAAAATAGCAAGTATCGAGGATGGAAGGCAAGCCCGCCGCCCAGTCGGTAAATGCTTTTTGCTCCGATCCGCCGTAATAGCGAAAATCTTGAATGCACCAGTATTTTTCTTTTCTGAACGTGTCCAGGATAAAGGCGGCGATTTCGTGCCATTCGGTCGGCGGCGTGTCGGTGTGGTTGCTACCGTCGAAATTCTCCACGATATAGCGGCGGATATTCTCCCGGGCTTGCTTGCTATTTGTTTTAATCATCGTTATATTCCTCCTCGATAATTTCCAAAGATTTTTTAAGCATGATTTCCAATAGTTCGAATGTTTCCGGCGCTATCATTACGGAAATATTGCGGCTGCCGATATTGATTTCGATATCGTTATAAATGCCGTTGTCCAATACATCCGTTAGGACATCATCCAGGAAAGAAGAAAGCCCCTCTTTAGTTAGTGCGTATTTTTTCATGTGGTATATCCTCCTTATTTAACAGTGTTTTTGCTGTAATCTAAATATAACAGTTATTTTGCTGTGAGTCAACAGTTATTTTGCTGTTATTTTGCACAAATTAACATTGTTTTTATTGTTATATTTTATGTGCCTTTATCCGTGGTTTATGGCACATCCGGCGGCGGTCTGGTCCCAGTGGGGCGGGGTCACTGGGCGTTCCTGGGCGGCGGGGTGAAGCGTTTTACCGCCGAAAAAATAAAAAAGACCCCCTAACAACAAAATAACTGTTGACAGCAAAAAGATTGTATGCTATATTAACCTCAGAAACAACAGAGGGGAGCAAAACGAAATGACAAAAACCGCAGGACAAATCGCACGAGAGGTACTTGATGCCTCTGGAATCAGCCAGAAGAAGCTGGCTGAGAAGATGGGATTAAAAACTCAGCAGGCAGTATTCAATCTGCTGAAAGCCAAGAATGGCATGAGAACGGACAACTTCGTAAAAATGATGAATCTGCTCGGCTACGATGTAGTAGTGCGGAACAAGGTTACTGACGAAGAGGTGTTTGTAGCCGCCGAGGGGAGCGATCCTGAATGAGATACGGATATGTCCGGGTATCAACGAAAGGCCAGAACACGGCTCGCCAGGATGTTTTAATGCGAGAGCTTGGAGTAGACCGAGTATTCGTTGATAAGTGTTCGGGTAAGAACACGGATCGACCGCAGTTCCATGAAATGATGGAGGTCTTGCGTGAGGGTGATACAGTAGTAGTAGAAAGCTACAGCCGTATGAGCCGCAGCACGAAAGACCTGCTTGATACAGTAGAGAAGCTGAACGAAATGGGCGTAGGCTTCGTGAGTAAGAAAGAGAACATCGACACGACCACAGCCGCAGGAAGAATGTTTTTGACATTCATCGCTGGCATGAACCAGTTTGAGCGTGAGGTTATGCTGGAACGCCAGGCTGAGGGGATTGCCGCCATGCCGGTCGTGGATGGGAAGAAGGTATCTGCGAAAACCGGGCGTGGCTTCGGCAGACCGAAAGTGGAGATAGTTGCCGAAAAACTGCCGGGTGAGACCGTAGCAGATGCGTGTGAGCGGTTGGGTATCAGTCGGAGGACGTGGTATCGTTTAGTGGAAACAAGCTGCCGAGCTTAAAACGGAGAAAGGTTGTAATATGAAAAAGGTTTTAGTTGTATTCCTGGCGTTAATGTTGTTGCTGACAGGATGTGGCGCTGTGGAAGGTGTGGCGCAAGCAGAGTATGATGCGCTCCAGGAAGATTACGATGCACTGAAAGCTGACTATGACACACTGGAGGAGGAATACGAAGCACTTGAAGAATCATACGAGGCGTTGCTGTGGCTCGTCGGTGATGAGCCGACCGACGAAACCGATGCTACACCGGTGGGAGACTTCGATGAGGAAGAAGTTCTCGCCCAGTTGGAAGTGACCGAATATCTCTACGATGGCGATTGGTATGACTACACATTCCTGGTAGTGAAGAATAATTCTGAGTTTAATCTTGATATTTCTGTGTCCGTGAAATTCTACAATGATGCTGGCGAATTGATTGGAGCAGAATCCAGAGACCAGGAGGCGTTTGAAAACGGCACCGAAACTGTTTTGGTGTTCAGCCCGGACGAAGAATATGCTACGCTGGAATATGAGATTTCCGCTTCGGAAGAAGATTGGTATGAGTGCGTCGTGTCCAACCTGGCCTATGAATCCACCCCTGCAAAGGACAAGGAAATCGTATCTGTAACCAACAACGGTGATGAACCCGCTGATTTTGTCGAATGCTATGCGCTGTTTTTCCGCGGCGAAAAGGTAGTTGGATTTGACAGCGATTATTTCACAGATGATGATAGCGAGTTAAAGCCTGGAAAGACCATTACGGCAGAACTCGATTGCTACGAGGATTACGATAGTGTTCTGTTCTTCTTTACTGGTCGAAGCGACTAATGTACATAGTTTTTCTGATTCTGCTTTCGCCGATATGGATTCCTGCGGTTTGTCTGCTGATAAAAGATAGCGTAAGCAGACATAACAAGTGGGGAAAGCATAGGCGTAAACGCCGAAGAAAATAACCGAGCGCCAAGAGAGCGCCATTACCGAGCTGTGAGGCTTAGTAGTGGCGCTCTTATTTTTGTTTGGAGGAGGATTTGCGTGGATATAAAAGAGAAGATTAAGAGAGCGATAGAGGTAAAGGGCGCAGATTACGAAAAATTGCGTGATCTGTTCGATATGGTGCGTATTTGTGAGGATGCAGCCGAAAAGAGAAAGTGGCTGCTGTATGTGCGGCAGAAAGCTCGCGAGGTTCGTAGCGAGCAGGTGTATGAACTGATTCGGCAGACCTATGTGCAGGGAGCCAGGGATGGTAATTTCGATGATTACTGCATCGCACTGGAGTGGCGCAGAAGCCCGGAGAAGCGTTTTTACCTCCCTCGGCGTGCGGTGCTGAAAATCCTGGTGGACGATCTGCAAGACCTGTTCGATGGGAAACTGGATTTCCTTGGCGTTTCGTTGCCCCCTCGTGTTGGCAAGAGTACCCTGTGCATATTTTTTATGACATTCGTAATGGGACACCGCCCGGATGTGGCGAGCGTAATGAGCGGTCATAGTGATAAGCTGACAGATGGTTTCTACCGGGAATTGCTCAGTATTATTACGGACGATACACAGTACGCATGGCACGAAATTTTCTACGATGTGAAACTGGTAGATAACAGTGCGAAAAACGAAACGATTGACCTGGAGCGAAAGAAGCGTTTCCCCACTATGACCTGCCGTTCGATTTCTGGTACGCTGACTGGTGCTGTCGAAATTGGTACCGGCGGCATCCTATACTGCGATGACTTGATAGAGGACTTGGAGGAGTCTCTGAACCCTGTTCGCTTGCAGAATAAGTACGATGCGTATTTGAACCAGTTGAAGGACCGAAAGAAATTGGGCGCGTTGGAGCTGATGGTCGGTACACGATGGAATGTAGCGGACCCGCTTGGCAGAATTGAGGAGCAGTATCGTGGAAATCCTCGTTATAGATTCCGTGTAATCCCGGCATTGAATGAACAAGGCGAGAGTAATTTTAACTACCAGTATGGGCTTGGTTTCGACACTGAATATTACCAGGATATGAAAGCGAGTATTGATGATGCCACCTGGATGGCGAAGTACATGGGCAATCCGTACATCCGCGAGGGTTTGCTGTTTCCTTCGGCTGAGTTGCAGTATTACAACGGCGTACTGCCGGATGGCGAGCCGGATCGAATTGCGTTTGTGACTGATACAGCGTGGGGCGGCGGCGACAGCCTGAGTATGCCGATTGCGTATGAGTATGGGCAGGATGTGTATTTGCCGGATGTTGTGTTTAATAACGGCGATAAGACCGTCACTCGCCCTATCGTAATCGGTAAGCTGAAAGCACATAGACCCCACATGGGGCGTTGGGAAAGCAACAATGGCGGCGATGAATATGGTGGCATCGTGGACGAAAAGCTCCGGGAGGAAGGCATACGGATAAACATGAGTTATAAGCGAGCGCCTACGACCCAGAGTAAGCTGAGCCGCATTATCCAGTACGCCCCGGATATTAAGCGGATTTATTTCCTGGATGAAAAGCATAGAAGCCCAGAATACGAGAAATTCATGCGAGAACTCACGTTATTTACTGTGAGCGGCAAAAACCTCCACGATGATGCCCCCGATAGTCTGGCTATGCTGATTGATTTTTTGAGCAACGGCGTAAAACTCGCCACTGTGGCGAAAAGGCCGTTTTAACTTGTGTCGAAAGTTGCTGTTTGGCATCTGTTCGTATTGACAAGTTGCTTTTCAGCACCTACAATAGTATATGAAAAGGTAGGTGGTTGTTATGAGCTACGGTCGCCGTGTTATATACTCCGATGCAGAAGAAATCACGATTGAAAACGTGGTTGAGGAAGTCCGCAAGGCTTATCTGGTTCATGCGGCCAACCGATCTGAAATTAAGAAGCTGTACGAAGTGTATCGTGGCAAAACGGACATTCTCGCAAAAATCAAGGAAGTCCGCGAATCTATCAATCATAAAATCAACGAAAACAGAGCATACGAAATTGTAAATTTCTACAATGGGTATCTTTTTGGAGAACCTATTCAGTATGTCCGCCGGGAGGATTCCAAGAGGAATACCGCCGATGATGCTATCGCTTCTGATATTAACGCGCTGAATGGCTTTGCCGCCTGTGCTGGTAAAGCGGCTTGCGATAAAAAGTTGGGCGAATGGATGTTCATTGCGGGCGTCGGACACCGAATGACCCTCGCAAACGAAGCGTGGGAAAAGGATAGCGACGAATCGCCTTTTGTTATGTATGCTCTGTCTCCAGAGAGAACATTCGTTATTCATAGCACCGGCGTAGACGAAAGAGAGCTGGCTGGCGTTTATGTAGCAGAGCGCTCTAACGGAGAGAATGTTTTCGCCGTATATACCGGCGAGAGTTACTTTGAGTTTACTGAGTTCGGTCCCGTAACCGAAAAGGCGAACACTCTGGGCATGAATCCGATTGTAGAATACCCCATCGAAACATCCCGGCTGGGTATTTTCGAGGTTGTTTTGGATCAGTTGAATGCCCTGAACGAGCTGCAAAGCAACCGCATGGATGATATCGTGCAGTTTGTAAACAGCTTCCTCGCTGTCCTGGGTGCTGAGCTGAACGAAGAAACATACAAGCGGCTGGAAGAATGGAAAACGCTGTGTTTGCCGGAAGGCGCGGATGCGAAGTATCTCTCCGCTAACATGAGCCAGTCTGATGTTCAGACATTGAAGAATGATATTCTCGATGCCATTATGACCATCACTGGCATTCCCAACAGAAACGGCGGTTCCAGTACAAGCGATAACGGTGTTGCCGTCCAGCTCCGCGATGGCTGGCAGGATGCCGAAGCCAGAGCCAAGGGCGTTGAAACAATGTTTAAGGAAGCAGAAACAAAGACCTTGAAATTGGTTCTGCGTATTCTGCGCGATACGACCGGCACGAGCTTAAAGCTCGCTGATATTGAGCCGCACTTTACTCGCCGCAATTACGAAAACATTGCAAGCAAGTCCCAGGTGCTTATTTCTATGCTGAACAACCCGAATATTCACCCAGAATTGGCGTTTGCATACTGCGGTATGTTCGTCGATCCTGAGAGTGCATATTTGCAGAGTATGGCATGGAAGGAAGAACAACAGAAGAAGGAGGCAGAGCGCATTGCTAATTCTGGAGGAAGTGCGTTGTCCGAGGATTCTCCCGGACGGGACGAAGTGCGGTCGGAAGCTGGCCAATCTGAGCGGACAGGCACAGATTAAGTGTCCCAAGTGCAAAGCACTGGTCGAAGTGGATACGGAGACCAGGAATATAAGTGTAAAAACAGAGCGCCGAAATTAAGAGCGCCAGTTACCCGATAGTGGGATAACTGGCGCTTTTTATTTTACGACAGAGAAGTCGATAATCGCATTAAGCAGGCAGAGAAGCCTTAAATCGCAACAGATAGACAGAGAAGTCTTTAATCGCAAAGGAGCATTTTTATGAAATTCAATATTGAGAACTACGATAGCATGACCCCCGAAGAAAAGGTTGCCGCTTTGGAAGCCAACTTCCCTGATGTAGCCCAGTACAAGGCAGCCGCAGACAAGGCCGCATCCGAAGCCGCCGCTTTTAAGAAGCAGCTCCGAGAGCGTATGTCTGAGGAAGAAGCAAAAGCCGCCAAGGATGCCGAGGAAAAAGCTGCACTGCGGGAAAGAGCAGAGAAGGCAGAGTACGCACTGGCTGTCAACGGCTATGCGAAATCCTATCTGACTATGGGCTATGACGAGAACCTGGCTCAGTCCACCGCGGAAGCGTTGGCAAAGGGCGATATGGCTACCGTGTTCGCAAACCAGAAAGCACACGCAGACGCACGGGAAAAGGCACTGCGAGCAGAACTCCTGAAACAGACTCCCCAGCCCCCTGCTGGCGGCGCACCCTCTGGCATGAAGAAAGAGGATTTCGTGCGCATGAGTTTGGCTGACAAGCAGAAGTTCGCCAAGGAAAATCCCGAGCAGTATGCGGAATTTTACAAGAATTAAGGAGGATTTAATCCATGGCACACACTATTTATGAGAATTTTGTACTGGCCAACACTGTTGAAGATCAGTACAACTCCCACCTGGACCTGATGCGTTTTTGCACCATTGATAACACCCTGGCTGGCGTTCCCGGCATGAAGAAGAAGATTCATGTTTACAGCGCAACCTCCGGCACTGAAAAGCTGGGCATGGGCGAGGGCAACACCAAGGATATCGAAGTCACCTACGCACCTGTGGAGTACGAAATCCTGATGGCTCAGAACCGCTTCCCTTACTTCGACGAGGAAGAAATGACCGATCCCATGGTCGTGGATACCGGTATGCGTCATGCAGGTGTTGACCTGTTTAACCATGTCAACGCTGACATTTTCGCTGAGTTCAACAAGGCCACCCTGGCCCACACTGCTGCTACTCCTGACTTCGCTTGCTTCGCTGATGCAGCCGCCCTGCTGAATGTGGAGAACCTGGAGGGTCTGGAGCTGTTCGCTTTCGTGAACCCCGCCGATATGGCAAAGGTTCGCAAGGCTCTGAAGGACGAGCTGAAGTATGTTGAGGCTTTCGCTCGCCAGGGCTATGTTGGCACCGTGGCCGGTTGGAATCTGTACACCAAGAAGGACGCTGTTGCCGGTACCATCGTTGGCGGCACTCGTGAGGCTGTTACTCTGTTCAACAAGAAGGGTGTTGAAATCGAGCAGGAGCGCGATGCAGACATTCGTAAGAACCTGATCTTCTCCCGCAAGTATTACCTGGCTGCCCTGACTGACGCCACCAAGGCTGTCAAGATCACTCTGAGCGCCTGATTTCAAGAGGAGGTAAGCACCCATGGATAATACAGAAAAACTGAATCGTCTTGCGGCGCTTATCTCTCCCGATACTGCAAGTGACGATCTTCTTCTTTCCCTCCTGGAACAGTCCGAAGGGGTTGTGCTGAATAGGCGCTACCCTTTCGGCGCTCCAGAGGGGGCAGGCGTAGAAGCGAGATACGAGCATATCCAGTTGCGGATTGCCGTGGAGATGTTTTCCAAGATGGGCGCTGAGGGTCAAACGGCGCACGACGAAAACGGCATCAAGCGGACATGGGAAGCTGGGGATATTAGCCCCTCTCTCTTAAAAGCCATTGTGCCGGTGTGTGGGAGTGTGATGTGATGCGTACCCTAAACAGGAATAAGCGTCAAATTTATTACGCTCTACTCTCTGGCGAGGCAACGAGCTACGACGAATACGGTAACGAAACTGGCGATCCCATGCCGGTTTACGGCGATGCCGTAGAGTTGAGAAGCAATATTTCCGCTGCCACTGGCGCAGATGCCGTCCAAGCGTTCGGTAATTTTACGAATTACAGCAGAACGATGTGCGTGTCTGATCCTAACTGTCCTATCGACGAGGATACGATTGTGTGGTTTGGCGCTACCCCGCCCGATCCGCATAACTATATTGTTGTCCGCAAAGCTGACAGCAAAAATGGGGTACTGTACGCATTGCAGGAAGTGACGGTTACATGAAAATCGTTATCGACCCATTCAAAAAAGAGTCCATAAATGCGGCAATTAAGCAGTTGCAAAAATACGAAAAGGATTTTCTACGGAAAGAGATTGAGTTCGTCCGAAGATTAAAGGAACTTGGCGTATCGGTTGCAACTACTGGTTTTGCTATGGCTGATTATGATGGCGTAAACGATGTGCTTATTGCTGAAACTCAAAGCGGACCCAGAGCAGCCGTGATTGCTTACGGTCAAACTGTGGGATTCATAGAGTTTGGTACTGGTGTTACCTACCCAGAGTACGACGCAAGCGGACTGGAGTTTGCGCCCCCTCCGCGTGGAGAGTATGGCAAGAAGCAAGGTAAAAATCCTTGGGGATGGTACTTTAGCTCACTCCATACCGGCGGCGCTTCTGAACACACTTATGGTAATCCCCCTGCCGAGGCGATGTTGACTGCCAGGGATGAAATGATTGCCAGAGTAACGCAAATAGCAAGAGAGGTTTGGAGATAATGTTAGATTTTCTGAATGAAATCTTTACTGCCGTTGCTACAGATGTTCGGACAGTTCACCCCGGCACCACCGTAATCGGTGAGTACACGCGAAAGCCATCTAAGTTTCCTTGCTTGACTCTCGATGAAATTGAGAATGTCACAGTAAGTACATTGGTGGACTCGTCCGATGCGGAGAAGTTCGCAGGGCTTATATACCGACTGCAAGTTTTTTCAAACAAGCAAAGCGGAAAGAAAGCCGAGGCGAGGGCTATCTTTGCAACGGCGGATGCAGTGATGCGAGGTCTGGGGTTCCGGCGCATCACTTATACCAACACCCCGGAAATTTACGAGTCAACTATTTACTCCATTCAAGCGACATACGAAGCCGTAATCGACTCGAAAGGAGTAACTTACAAAAGATAAAGGAGGATATGATTCATGGCAATCAGTTCTTATAACACCAAGCTGATGATCGGCACCAAGTCCTACGATATTAAGGATTTTCCGTCCATCGTGGGCAAGCGTAGTGCTCTGGAAACCACCACTCTGAGTGATGATGCCCAGACCTATATCTCCGGCATTCGGCAGACTGAGGAGTCTTTCGATTTTACCGCAAACTACGATCCCACCGTCTATGCTGAAATTAACGCTCTGACCGGCGACCAGGAGTGCAAGCTGACTTTCAGCGATGGCTCCGGTTACACCTGGAACGGCAGCGTGTCCGCCAGCATTAACGAGGGTTCTGTTGATGCAGTTCTGGAAATGACGATTTCTGTCACTCCCTCTACTGTCCCTGTTTGGGCTAAGTCCGGCACCTAATCACTGAGAAATATAGGGCGGCCTCTGCCGCCCTAATTTCAAATAAAAACAAATTGTAAAGGAGAGTACACATGAGTACCACAATTAAAGTCACCTACGGCACACCGAAGCAGGAGTATGTTCTGGAGTATTCCAGAAATGCAGTTAAGCAGATGGAACAGCAGGGCTTTGTCCTGGATCAGATTGGCGATAAGCCCATGACCATGGTTCCTCTGTTGGTATATGGTGCGTTCATTAAGAACCACAAGGGCATTAAGCGCTCCCTGGTTGATGAAATCTACGAAAATATTGCGAACAAGACCGGCGAGGATGGCGAAAATGGTTTCCTCCAGGCGTTGCTGGAAATGTATGCTGAGACCGTGAACACCCTGACCGGCAATACTGCCGCAGACGAGGGAAACGCGGCAACCTGGACGGTGACGAAAGGCTAACCGCCCAGAGTTATACAGCCATATTTGAGCAACTTTGTCCACACTATATGTCCATTGGTATGACCTACGACGAGTTCTGGAATCAAGATGTCCGGCTCGTCGAGGTCTACCGGGCGGCGAACGAGTTGCGAGATAGACGGCGTAATCAAGAGATGTGGTTACAGGGAATGTATATTTACGAAGCACTTTGTGATGCAAGCCCCCTGTTCCGTTTCTCTATGAAGAAAGGCACTATAAAGCCCGAGCCGTATGTAAAAGAACCGTATCCTATTACTCCCGCCGAAGTGCGTGAACGCGAGGAGCGTGAAGCAAAGGCGAAGGAGGAGCGGTTGAAAGCGGAGTTCGCTCTGTTTGCAGAGCAGATGCGAAATAAGATGCCCCAAGAGGCACACCCTGAGAAAAAGGGTGGTGAATGACAATGCCTACAAACCTTGACTCTCTGCAAATTGAAATAGTCAGTTCTTCTGCGCGTGCTGTGGGGAGCATAAGGGACCTCGCGGGTGCATTAGGTGAACTGAAAAGCAACAGCAAGATTACTTCTGCTGTGAATAATCTTAATAATCTTCGCAAGTCGTTACATTCGTTTGCGAATATACCATCCAACGCAAGCAAGATTATTTCTCTGGCGCAATCTATGGAACGGCTAAAAACTGTAGGGTCTGTTACCTCTATTGGTAACAGCCTTACAAAATTAGCAACTTCTTTAAGTACGTTGAACAAGGTTCAAGTAGACCAGGGGAAAATTGACAGCATCGCAAGCGCTCTCGGATCGCTGAGCGCTGTAAAGGCTGGCGGTATAAACACAATGATGAACGGCCTTGCTAAATTGGGCAAGGTCACGGCAAGTTTGGACGATGATACCATCGACGCATTTGCCGAAAGAATTGAAAAGCTGACAGAAAAGCTGACGCCCCTATCCACGAAAATGACAACAATCCAGGCTGGGTTGAAAGGAATTAACACATCTGCCCGCAGTGCTGGTAAGGGTGTTAAGGAAATGGGGGATGAACTGGATACGTCGTCCATAAATCTGTCAAGTTTTATTCACATTCTCCAAAATGCGGTTCAGTGGTTACAGCAAGCAATCGAGAAGTTCTCAGCGTTTGTTGCGGATGCTGTGGAGTGGGATGGCATTGCCGCCAGATTCGGCAGAGGTTTCGGCGATCAAGCCCAAGAAACCTACGAATGGATTCAGCGGCTGAACGAGGAAATGGGCATAAACATTCAGCAGTTTATGAAATATTCCTCTGTTTATTCTACTATGCTGACCGGCTTCGGTGTGGCGAATGAGGATGCCGTGAAGATGGCTCTTGGCTATACCGAACTGACATACGATATCTGGGCTGGCTACAACGATATTTATAAGAATTTCGATGATGCCGCAGAAGCGGTAAAGTCCGCTATTGCGGGCGAAGTCGAACCTATTCGTCGTGCTGGTTTTACTATCGTGGAATCCACATTGGAACAGACTGCGGCAAACCACGGGCTGAACATCAGCATCGAGAAAGCAACCGAAGCGCAGAAATCTTATCTGCGGTATTTGACTCTGGTAGATCAGGCTCATGCACAGGGGCTTGTCGGAACATACGCGAAAGAACTGGAAACTGCTGAAGGTCTGCTGCGAACTCTGGCTCAACAGGTGAAGTCGTTGGCACAGGCGTTCGGCTCGCTATTCCTTCCTATTCTTACGAAGGTTTTGCCTTATATCCAGGCTTTCGTTGAATTGCTTACCGAAGCCGTTCATTGGGTAGCCCGCCTGTTCGGCATCAAAATCCAGGCTGTAGACTGGTCTGGCTATGGCGATGGCATTGGCGGTGTTGCCGATTCTGCGGAGGATGCCACCGATTCGCTTGGTAGCGCCGCAAAGGCGGCAAAGGAGCTAAAAAACGCCACGCTCGGCATTGACGAGCTGAATGTAATTAGTCCTCCCACCGAAAGCGGCGGCTCTGGTGGAGTTGGTGGTGGCGGTGCAGGTTTCGATGGTCTTGACGTTGACTCCCTGTGGGACGAAAGTATTTTTGAAAGTATCGGAAGCAAGGTAGACGAGATTAAGGAGAAAATGAAAGACTGGCTCGGCGTTACCGATGGCATTGATAGCTGGGCTGATTTTTTTGAAAGCAAGCTCGGCAAGATTCTGACCGCAGTCGGCCTTGTGGGTGCGGCATTTGCGGGCTGGAAAATTGCGTCCTCCGTAATCACGTTCCTCGACAAAATCGAGAACATAAAAAGCTCTGAATCGTTTACGAAAATTCTCCCCACGCTAAAGCAAATCGGCAAGTGGTTACTTGTCGTTGCTGGCGTACTCACTACAGCAGAAGCAAGTGCGGATAGTTGGGAGGATGGCGTAGACTGGAGCAACCTGGGACAGCAGGCGCTCGGCAACGGCATGGCTATTGGCGGTGGTTTCCTGCTTGGTCCCATGTTTGGCGGCGTAGCATCTATCATCGTCGGCATAATCGATCTGATGGGTTCGCTGAAAAGTGCCATTGCAGATGGCAACGAGGAGTGGTCTAATACACTGTCTATCGTGATGGGTATTTCTGCAATCGGCGGCGGTATTTCGGTGCTAATGGGTAGCTGGATTCCTGTCGCGGTCGCTGGTGTCGTGGCGACACTCGCTGTTATTGCCATATATGCCGATGATATCTGGGCGGGTATCAAAAAGTTCTTCGGTGAGATTCTGCCGAAGTTTGTCATGGAGACAGTACCCAACGCCTTTATTTCGGCTTGGGAGGCGGTTAAGAACTTCTTCGCCGAGACACTGCCAGCGTGGGTCAATGACATTGGCTACGCAATCGGTTACGGCTTGGGACGCGCCACACGATCTATTGTTGATTGGTGGCAGAACGATGTTGTTCCGTTCTTCACGAAAACCGTCCCTGCGTTTTTCACGGAAACCGTGCCGCAGTTTTTCGTGGCCGCATGGGAATGGATCAAACAGTTTGTCACGGTCACTGTCCCCAATTTCTTTTCTGTCGAGTTGCCTAAAATTTTCGCAGGCATAGCCGAGTTCTTTTCCGAGCTGTGGCCGCGAATGAAGGAAATCGGCTTGTATCTTATCCAAGGACTGTGGCAAGGCGTGAAAGACGCCTGGAACTGGCTCGTAAATCTCGTAAAGGGATTCTGTAGCAATTTCGTCCAGGGCTGGAAAGACGGCTTCGGCGTAAATAGCCCGTCTACTGTTTTTGCGGAAATCGGCACATGGCTCGTAAAGGGCTTGTGGGAAGGTATCAAGGGTGCCTATAACTGGATCGTCGGTCTGGTCGGCGGTTGGGTTAAGGATTTGCTTGCCTCCATTACCTCCAAAATGAGTCCTAACGCAATCCGGGATAAAATCTCGACCATGTGGACGACCGCCAAAAACTGGTGGAACGACAAAAAGGGCGCACTTAAAACCTACACTCCCAGCATCGGCTCTATTTACGAAAAGGTGAAAGAGCGATGGGATAACGCAAGAACATGGTGGAATGAGAAGAAGTCTGCCATGAAGCAGTACACTCCGTCTATCGGCTCGATCTACGAGAAAGTGTATGACCGCTGGAAAAACGCCCGCGATTGGTGGAACTCCAAAAAGGGTTCTATGTCCTACACGCCGTCCATCGGCAGTATTACAGACAAACTGAAAAGCGCTTGGAACTCTGCTAAGTCTTGGTGGAACAAGAATGTGAAACTGAGTACGAAACTGAATGTTCAGGTCCCGACCATTAAGGTCAAGTGGGAAACCGCATCGGCGTTCGGCAAGTCTTTCAAGTATCCGACCGGGTTTAGCTTGAAGTTTGCGGCAGATGGCGGTATCTTCGATGCCGGTTCCCTTATCTGGGCTGGTGAGAGAGGTCCCGAAATCTTAGCGAACGCTGGCGGCGGTAAGACTGGCGTTATGAATGTCCAGCAGATGCAGGATGCCGTTTACGAAGGTGTCTATGCGGCTGTCGTAGCGGCTATGAGAGCCAGCGGCGGTAGCGGTCAGCAGGGCGTGAATGTGTATCTGGACGGTCGCCAGATCACGGCAACCGTGGAACAGCGCCAGCGTGAGCGTGGTGCATCCATCATGGGTACACAGGTTTACAGTTATTAAGATATTAGAGCGCCACAGAGCGCCACCCCTTGGAGGTGGTTAAATGGCAGCGCTGGTATCTATCGGCGGCTATGATTTTCCAGAGCCTTCCGCATATTCAGGAACGACTGCAACGATTGTTGACAGCGCTCGAAATGTAAATGGGCGAGTTGTTGGTGCAGTTGTCCGAAGCGATGTTGCGAAAGTGGAGCTTTCCTGGAAGTATCTTACGGCAAATCAGTGGGCAACAATGCTCACCATTTTTAACAATAGCTTTTACAACGATGTGCGGTTTTATAACCAAGCAACGGCCAGTTACACCACCAGAACGATGTACGTCAGTGACCGAACCGCTGGTATGTGGAGGCGCGATCCTATCACTGGTGCGGTTCTTGGCTGGACGAACTGCTCACTGTCTCTGGTGGAGGTGTAAGCGATGCAAGCTGTAACTGCTGAATGGAAAAATGTCAATCAGCGGTTTTTGCTGCCGGAGACATTCGTGGAGGTTTCGTGCCGCATTCCCGATATTGCGTATGAAGCATCTGTATCGGCCACGAACGAAGCGAGTTTTTCTGCTAACGATTTAGTGGCCACGGATGGAACGGCGGCCATACCTCACTATGCCACGCTGGAGCGAAATATTTGGCTACTGGATGGTACTCGTGGCATTCTCCCGGACGCAACACCGAACCTAACTCCTGGATATGTCAGTAATGATGATTCTGGGGCAAGCGTGACAATAACGCTTCCGTCTGTTATGGAAACGACCGTTCCCGGCATCACCGTAACCTGGAGTAATGAGTTCTTTGAACATCCTACAAGTTTTAATGTTGTTGCCAAGTCCGGCGAAAGCACTGTCGCAGAGGTGACAGTGACAGACAATACGGAAGATAAGGTGACAGTCGATCTTGAAATAAGCGGTTTTGACAGTATCACTGTCGAACCGATTGATTGGTGCTTGCCGGATAGGCGGGTGCGGATCGAGAAAATTGTTCTTGGTCACGATATCACATTCAACAAGGGCGACATCGTTAGCTATCAGCACGAACACACCGGCGACATTCTGTGCGGCGAACTGCCTAAAAATATGATTCAGTTCTCCGTTTTGAATGTTGACGGTCGCTGGAATCCGAGCAACCCCAGCGGCTTGTGGAAGTATCTGTCTGACCGACAGAAAATCACCGCAAGATATGGTCTGGATGTAAATGGTGCGATTGAGTGGATTCCGGCTGGCGTATTCTATTTGTCTGACTGGAACGCCCCGGCGAATGGTCTTGAAGCCTCGTTTGAGGCACGAGACATATTCGAGTATTTACTTAATGAAACATATTCCGGCAGTAGCACTGGAACTCTGTCCAGTATAGCTACCGAAGCTATTGGAGACCTTGTTCCAAGCGTGTCGTTTACTTCTGCAATGGAGGGGGCGGCAGCCTCGTTAAGCGAAAGCAAAACCAAGGCAGAAGTAATTCAGATGTGTGCGAACGCTGGCTGTTCCTCTGTTTATCAAAGCAGAGACGGTGGCCTCGTGTTCAAAGACTGGCCGACCTACGCAGTGAGCGAGTATTACATCAGTATGGCGCTGTCGTACTCCCACCCGGAACTCACGCTCTCCAAGCCCTTGCGAGGAATATCCGTGACCTATGGTGCGGATGGCGAGGTGCTGGATGTTACTCTGGGAACCAATGGCGAAGTACAGACTGTGAACAATCCGCTTGTGGGAACGGTAGACCAGGCTGCCTTACTGGCAGATTGGATTAAAACTGTTTTGGAAACAAGACAAACTATTTCCGGCGAGTTCCGAGCAGACCCCCGACTGGACTTATACGACATCGTATCAGTAGAAAGTAAGTACGGCGTTATTCTCCCTGTGGTAATTACGAGTATTCGATATTCCTATAATGGCTGTTTCAAGGCGGCCTATACAGGACGAGTAATGCCTGGTGGAGCAAGCTCTACTTTGGGAGCTTTCGTGCTTGGAGAATCTATTATCGTTTAAGGAGGAGAAAGCGTGTTAGGGCTAATCACAGACAGAACGCAAGAGAATGTCGAACGCTGTAACCTCCTTACACAAAAAGGCTGGGCAGCAATGACCGCCGCTGAGCGAGCAGAGTGGTTAGGCGATCCCTTTGGCACATCTGCGAACTTGTTTACAACAGGCAAGCACATCCCGGCGGGCGTAAATCTGGAGTACCAGAGTGATGCGATTTTGGCTACCGCATATTGGGATGGCGTATATCTGTATGCCGTGTCAATTGTCGGTGATGCCGCCAACTACGAAGGAAAAACCTTCACGCTGTCCGTAGATTCTGTTTCTACGGTCGGCGGCGGCACACCGAACCTCGTGGCTTACTGGTATGACGAGAACGGCTTCGAGTATGCCGGTGGCGATCTCAGCGGTGCTGGCAGCGTAACTTTTACCACGACCGAAAACACAGCGGCACGAGCTTATCTGGCGTTTTTTGTCTATGTTACGACCGATGCGAGTGTTGTTGCCGGTGCCATGGCGAAATATTGGGGAGTAATGCTGTGTGAGGGCGAAACTCAACAGAGCTATGTACCATACACAGCAATCCTCCCCACCACGGCGACAAAAGGCGCTTATAACTACTCCGACTTAAATCGTGTGGAGCTGGCTGTCGCTGAGATCGCTCGAACCTTCGGGCTGACCTTGGAAACGAAAACCGATTGGAACATGTGGGACGTGCCTGTACAGAGCGATATGGCGAGATATTTGGCAAACATAAACGCAATTCGGAATGTGTGCCCGGACAAGGATAGGTTGCCGGAACTCCCTGCCAGCTTGTACAGCATGACATATACAACGGCGAACGCCATCGAAACGATTTTGGAGGCCGCCATGGATTACGCTCATCGTTCGTATCGGTGTGGCGAACTATTTTGCGGAGAGGTGTAGCAGATGTTTGTTGACAGACAATCGACTTATCCTAACAGATATAAAATTACAACGGAGTCCGGCGAGACATATTATGCCGTCCTGGAACGAGCCGATGTGCCTATCGTGGCTGGCACTCCGATAAATGCGGAAACCCTTAACGGTCTCCGCAGAATTTTGGAAGAAGATCAGTATGGAACGGAGTTCCCGGCTAATCCGTCTGTAGGACAGTTCTATTTACTGAAACTCTGAGGAGGGGTGCTAAATGGCAAGGACGACCCCTATTAACAGCGGATATACCGTAGTTAGTACAGGCGTAGGTGCTGGCACAAACGGCGACAGAATCGACGTGTGGGTCGAGTACCTTATCGGCGAGGCAAGTATAGACGGAAACTATACGCCGTTCACGGCTTACTTTTATGCCGCACTAAAATCCGATCAATCTTCTGCAACCGCCTATGAGTACGGCCTGGCGTCTACATTTACTGTGGATGGCAACGCCGGATCGAGCTGGGCGAATGTCGGCTACGATTTCACCGAGCCGGGTGAGCCTTGTGTTGCCTCTACTGCTGTGGATGATGATGGTGTCACGAAAAACTATTTGGGAAAATTCTCGGGCAATATCTACCACGACGAAGATGGCAAAAAGTCCGTGACAATCACCGGTAGCTTTACCACGCAATCCGCATATATCAGCGGCGGTAGCATTGAAGTTACAATAGCTCTCCCGGATATAGCTAAGGGCGTTGTGTACGTCTTTGATGGTGCAAGTTTCGGCAAATACGCCCCCTATGTTTATAACGGGACAGAATGGGAGCGATACATTCCGTATGTATACGCAGACGGCGAGTGGCAGCGTTACTCGTGATAGAAGGAGTGGAAAGTGATGGAATATGAAAAACAAACTTTTGTAAACGGCCAGGTGCTTACGGCCGAGTGCCTTAACCGCATGGAAGAAGGTATTAAAGGCGCTTGCGACGCTGTGCCGCCCGCCTGTGACTCTGCGGATTGCAGTAAGGTTTTGAGCCACGGAGCGAACGGATGCGAGTGGGTTGATATGCCCTCTGGCAGTTCCACCCTCACCGTCACTGTCACAGACGGCGTGGCAGACCATACACCTGCTGAAATCTATGCCCATGTGCAGGCTGGCGGCACAGTGGTGCTGCTGTATAGCGACATCTATTTTGGTATGAGCCGAGTAGACACACGCCTCGCCGAGTTTTCCAGCGCCACGGACGAGAACATTGTTGACTATGTTCGTGTCAACGAGGACGGCTCTGTGGAGCGCTACGAGCATACCTTTGTAACCCCGGAAATGCTTGATAGCGCAGGCGGCGTTGTTTCCGGCGTGGAGCCTGCGGAAGATGATATTCCCAAGGTTTTCTTTGGCGGCGCATTACAGCAGACTAAGGACGAAGCAGTTGTTCCGTTCCACTATATTTCCAAAACGCAGGATATTTCAGGCTATGCAGAAATCAAGGCGCAAGGCAACAGTTCGATGAAATGGAACAAGAAGAACCAGACGGTTAAGTTGTTCAAGGATGCGGAATGCACCGAAAAGCTGAAAGTTGATTTCAAGGGGTGGGGTGAGCAGAACAAATTCTGCTTTAAGGCGAACTGGATTGACCTGACCCATGCTCGAAATGTGGTATCTGCCCGGATTTGGACTGACATTGTGAAATCCCGTTCCAATTATGCGGGACTGCCCGAACTATTGAGAAATTCCCCCAAACTGGGTGCGGTTGACGGATTCCCGGTCAAGGTGTATGCCGCTGGCGTGTATCAAGGTAGATATACCCTGAACATCCCGAAAGATAAGTGGACATTCAACATGGATGACGAATTGGATGAGCATTGTGTCTTGTGCGGTGAAAACTATGAATCTGGCTGTTTCCGGGCGGCGGCAAAAATCAATGAATCCGACTGGACGGATGAAATCCATGACAGCGTTCCCGCATCTATTCTGACCCGGTGGAATGAAGTTATCAGTTTCGTCATGAACGCAACCGACGATGAGTTCCGGGAGAATCTGGGCAATTACATTGATGTTTCCAGTTTGGTTGACTACCATCTATTCGGCCTGGCAAGCTGTGGCTTTGATGCCTACGGCAAAAATCAGATTTATGCGACTTATGACGGGCAGAAGTGGATTGCCAGCATGTATGATATGGATGGCACATGGGGTCTGTATTGGGACGGCAGTTTGAATCTACCAACCGATTACCCGAGAAGTTCCTATGAGGATTTCACATCCACACAGTCGAGTGGTGAAGGTAATCTTCTGTATATCCGTTTGGAGCAAATGTTCTGGCCCGAACTGCAAGCACGGTGGGCAGAACTGAAAGCTGGCGTGTTGACCATCGAAAACATTATCAATCGGTTTGAGAGGTTCACCGACATTGCCCCTGCGGAACTGGTAGCAGAGGATTATGCAAGCACCACGGGTGGCGGTGCGTTTACTGGTATTCCGAGTCAAGACACCAACAACATTCAGCAGATTCGTGCTTTCGCTCTGGCAAGACTGGCGTGGACTGATGAATATGTCAACAATCTGGTGTACATCCCTTGTACTGGTATCACCCTGTCTGCCAATTCGTTGAACTTTAGTGGTGCGGGAACGCAGACCCTGACCGCAACTGTCACGCCTACCGATTGCACCGAAAAAGTTGTGTGGGAATCCGATGATACCGAGATTGCAACCGTATCCAATGGCGTGGTTACTCCCATTGCAGATGGCAACTGTACAATCACAGCTACTTGCGGTGCGTATAGTGCTACTTGCTCCATCTCCGTATCTGGTTTGTCTATTTGCACCATCACGAATAATTTGACCAATGTAACCACTGACAACGCAAGCACTACCGTGGTTGAGAACGGCAGTTATTCCGCTAATCTGGCGGTGACAAGCGATGAATATATGCTTGATACCGTCACCGTCACCATGGGCGGTGTGGATGTGACCAACAATGTGTACAGCAATGGCTTTATCTACATTGAGAATGCAACTGGTGATATTGTGATTACCGCAACGGCTAAGGCTAACCCAATTCTGTATCAGAGAAAGGATTTTGCTGTTAGCGCAGAAGTGTGGGTCGGCACTGACAGCCCGCTTAATGACTCTAATGGAAATCATTACCTTAGAAATTCTCATGTTTCTCTGGAAACCGATATGGACATTACCGTAGTGCTTGATACCACTATGGATGTGGATATGAGTTCTTCCAGCTTTGTCCGATATATCACTACAATTGCCGGTTATAAAACCAATGTACTTGTGAACCAGGGAACGCTGGGTGTGGATTATATGGGTGGAACTACGGTAAAAGTTACGCCTGCCGAGTGGCCTGTGACGGGTGACAGAATCCAGATTGTGCTTACCCACATTGCTGGTTCTGACACGCTGAACGCTTACATCAACTTTGGCGGAACGGTGTACACCTTGCAAGCAACTGGTACATATACGGCAAGTGATGCTACATGGCAGATTACCAACCAGACTAACTTCACACAGATTGCCGAATTCACTGTCTATAACTACGCATGGACAGCCGACGAAGCCAACGCATGGCTTGCTGAGTAATTAACAAAAGCACCATCCTTCGGGGTGGTGCTACCCTAAAAAGGAGGCAATCCTATGAAAATCTGTATTGATGCAGGACATCATGGCAAGCAAAACCGCAGTCCTGTGGTAAAAGAATACTATGAAGCTGAGATGAACTGGAAGCTCCACCTGTTGCTGAAGAAGTATTTGGAGGAGTATGGCGTGGAGGTCATCACCACCCGTAGTAAGCAAACTGTGGACTTGGGTCTGCTGGCTCGCGGCAAGAAAGCCGAGGGCTGTGACCTGTTCCTGTCTATCCATTCCAACGCCTGCGATACGGAGTCCGTGGACAGGCCTGTGGTGATCCCCCAGCTTGACGGTAAGGGAGACGCGCTGGCGCATAAATTAGGTGCTTGCATCCAGGAGGTCATGGGCGTCAGTAAGTACCAGCTTTACAAGAGAGAGTCCAACGGCCGGGAGTGGTACGGCGTTCTTCGTGGTGCCGCCGCCGTTGGAACAGTTGGTATTATCCTGGAGCATTCTTTCCACACCAACACAGCCGCCGCTAAGTGGCTGCTTGACGACAGCAACCTGGACAAGATGGCAAGGGCAGAAGCCGATGTGATCGCTGCCCATTACGGCTTGAAGAAGTCCAACACCATCTACCGGGTGCAGATCGGCGCCTACACCGTCAAGGCTTATGCTGATGCGGCATTGAAGAAAGCCCAAGCCGCTGGCTTTAAGGACGCTTTTATTAAGGAGGGGTAAGCATGAGCGAGTCCATCCTGGTTGCTCTCATTACCGGCGGCCTATCTTTGGCGGGTGTGGTAATTACCTGCATAGCTACCGCGAAAAAGAGCGAAAAAAATGCCGCCGTTGCACAGGCGGTCACAGACACCAAAATTGAGGAACTTACACGCGAAGTCCGGGAGCATAATGGGTTCGCCCAGAAGATGCCTGTCGTTCAAGCACGGGTAGATTCACTGGAAAATCGCGTGTCAGCGTTGGAACAGTATCATAAACAGCCGACAAATTAAAGGGAGGTACACACCATGGAAATCCTGAAAAACTTCGCAGCACTCATTAAGGTGAAAACCATCGTAACCCTGTGCGCCATCGCTGTCTATTGCGTATTGGCGCTGACCGGGAAAATCGCCACTGACCAGGTTATGCTTATCACTTCCATGGTGGTAAGCTTCTACTTTGGCACTCAGCACGAGAAGAATTAAGCCCTCCAAACCACCGGCTCAAGCCGGTGGTTTTTCTACGCAAAAACCCTTGGAGCCTACAGCCCCAAGGGTTTTCATTTTCTGGACTAAACGCTCCTTTCAGTTGATGTATGCGTTTAGTCCATAATTTTTCCGTTAAAAAAATATAACATCGCAGGGCGAGTTACCATCAACTTTTATCTCTTTTATAATGCTCCTCCAAAAGCGTCGTTTATCCTCCTGGTCGAATGTAGAATACAAACTGTGAAAGTCTGTTTCCAGAAGCTCCTTTAGCGGGGTTAAATCTCTGTTTTCTTCCGGTGGTGTTTCTATTTCCGCTTTCTTAATAAGGGCTTTGATTTCTGCATCTTCCTTTAGATATTCTTCATCAGTTTTGTTGCCAGCCATGTATGTAACATTCAAACGGCGCAGTCGTTCTTTCAATGCCGGGATGTTTACTTTCGGTTTTGGCTTTGGCTTTGTCCGCTCCAATTCTACTCTGGAAATTTCTTCTTCAAGCAGCGGTTCAAGATTCTTCAAAAGATACTTTTCAACTTTAAGCTCAGAAACGCTCTTTCTCCAATCGCAATTACTTGTTCGCCTGCCAGGGCAACGATAAGCGTTGTACTCTTTCCTTACACCTTTATACTCGTATGCGGAATGTGTTGCGGCAAGGTTTCGACCGCATTTAGGGCATTTCATCATGCCGGTAAATAAATAAACACGATCACTTTGAGTAGCTTTGATAGGACGCTTCTCTATGATCCGAAGCCAATCCTTTTTGCTAATATATGGTTCGCAGTAATCTTCGACATCGTGATGAACGCCGCAATAGAAAGAGCTTTTCATTGTGTCCTGCCAAGTCCTCTGCGCTCGATTTAGCCCAAAAGTTTCGTTCACATATCGCCCAGCTTTTGTGACATTCTCATATTTCAGCATCATTTCCCAGAAAGCCTCACACGCTTCTCTGGTTTCAGGGTCTTTTACTAACCGCAGAACTCCATGTTCGTCGCGCTCTTTCTTATATCCCCACGGCGCATCTTTTCCACCAAAAGCCACTTCCTTGTTTTTTCGCTTATGATCGAACACGACCTGTATGCGCTCGGATGTTTTTTCTCGCTCGTTCTGGGCGATGGCAAGGAATATCGTAATAGCCATCCGTCCGTTCGCCGTAGTGGTATCGTAATCTTCGTGGATGGCTTTCCATTCCACTTTATGTGCATCCAGGATTTCTTGAACCTTATAATATTCTTTAACACTACGGAACCAACGATCAAGTTTGGTGAACAACACCATATCTATTTTGTTTGCCTCTATATCCTCCAAAAGCCGTTTCAGCGCCGGACGCTTCGTAGGCGGCTTAGCTCCAGAAATGCCTTCGTCGGTATAGTGATCGACGATTTTCATTTTGTGCTTTTCGCAGTATTCTGTAAGGTTATCAATCTGCGTTTCTATGGAGAAACCACGCAGGGCTTGTTCCTCTGTAGAAACACGCTCGTAACAGCCAACTCTTAGTATTGCCATTTTTTATGTTTCCCCTTTCTTTCGACAGCATTTTAATTTTGATGTGATACCATTACTCTCGGATTTAGGTGTCCTGCTTTCCGAGAAGCATATCCACAATCTTGGATTTGCGGTTATTTTCTGCCCACAAGTAATCGTTGTCTCTTTGAAGCCGATCAATCTGGCTACGCAAAAAGGATATTTTAGCTTGTGCTTCGTCCCGGATTATCTGCATTTCCGCATTGTAGGACGCGTGGATATTGTCCAGAGCTTTTCTGTAGTCCTCGTTATCTGCCAGGGCGCGCTCCAACTCCCGCGTGGCATCATTCAGCTTTTCGCTGGTCTGCGGCACATTCTCCTCAAAAGCCAGATAGCAGGGGTATTGATTGGACGATCCGATAATTGCATCCTCAATCCGCCTTGCGGTCTCACGCATAATATCTTGTTCGCTATTCAAGGCCATAAGACGCTCAATTGTTTTGATAGAAACGCCGGACTTCTCTGCGATATAAGCATTAGTCAGCCTGTTGGCTTCTTTCATGTCGCGCATAAACTCACACCAACGGTGGAGAGTCATAGCGGAAGAACGGGGACCATCACACCGTTTTTCGGTACGATGCTGACAATTCAGGCATCTATTATAGGGTTTATCCGTAAAACTGCTCTTTTGTTTCATTATAATAGCCTCCACATTTTAGGGCGTCACCCTTAAATAAGGGGGTAAGCAAACCGTTATTTTACGGCGATTTCCGCTTATTTTGGGCTGTATTTTCTTGATATAAAATGATAGGCTATTATCAGGTTGGAAACGACCTATCATCCGCCGGTGTGGGGGTGGTAAGTTTGGCGACGAACGCCCCCACACTACATTAAATAACTGATAATTCCGAGAAGCATTGCAAGTCCAAAAAAATTCTGATATAGTAATTATAGAACGCCTGTTCGTGTTTTTGAGTAGAAAGGATTGAACTTACAATGGAAAACGACGATTTTATCTTAACAACGCTGAAAAACAAAATCATCGAACTTTTAAGTGAATCTGCTGATGCAGACTTGCTCGACTACATACATAAATTACTTATTGTCGAGAGTAGATAACAGTCGGTCGATGGTTTCAAAATCTTCGGCCGACAATTTATATAGAGACTTAACTGCTTTGAAGAAAGCGGCATCCCTACGCAACCTAACGGTGATCTCAACGAGATCATCGTTTTCTTTTTGTTTAACGTTTCTCTCCTTGGGAACATCATAGCCCCAAAGCCACATTTCGGAAACGTTGAGTGCAACAGCCATTTTGTTGGTTGCAATCTGTTTGGGCACGCGTTCGCCGGATAAATAGCGACTCAAAGAGCCTTTGTCTATTTTGGCGGCTTTCGCCAAATCGGCGGGTTGCATTCCCAAATCGTCCATTGCTTCCTGCAATCTCTCCGCTGTAGTGGCATTTTGCATATTATCACCTCCTGTAAGAAAATATTACCACCTTTGTTGTCTAAAGTCAACAACAATGTGATGAAATCAGAAAAAAAGTTGCTTGTCAGCAATTTTTCCTATTGACAACAGAAATTATATTGCTATAATGAAATCAGTTGGTTGCTGTTTAGCAACTATGAGGGAGGTGAAAGTATGGAAAAGATCGAAATGGATTACTCCGAACTGCGAGGTAAGATTAAAGCGGTGTTCGGGACTGAGGGCGCTTTTGCAAAAGCTATGGGGTACAATCGTAGTACCATTAGTGCAAAACTGAACAATCTCTCTGAGTGGACGCGAGCGGACATCGACAAGGCTTGCGTGCTTCTCGGCATTCCGTTCAGTGGCGTGGAACCCTATTTTTTTTGCAGAAAGAGTTGCTGAACAGCAACTTGTAGGAGGGCATTATGGACTTGAAAACAAGAATCGAACAGGTATTGTCCGAAATCTTGTCGGACAAGTACGAGTGCAAGGTTACGCTACGCTTTGAAAAGAAAGAGGGGTGTTCAGTATCAAGCACGGAAGAAAACCAACTCGCGAGCAGCGCAAGTTGATTGAGCAATGGAGGCTTGATCCGACCATGTGGCTCGTGGTTAAGGATACGCCGACAGAAATGCTTCTGGTACATCGGTATTCCGATAAGACAACAAGAGTAATAAGGAAAGGGTGATGTAAGTGTGTGACATCTGCTTAAAATCGCCATGCGATCCACGCTGTCCAAACGCACCAGAGCCGCCAGCGGTGTTCGTCTGTTCTGGATGTGGGAGGGATATTTTAGATGGCGAAGATTATTGGGATATCCTCGGAGAGCAGTTTTGTGAGAACTGCATCGACGATTCGCGAAAGACAGCGGAGGCGGAGGAACGCTGACATGGAGTTGACACAGAAAAATTACTACTCAAACGAAGCCAACATGGCTTATATGAGCGTATCGCAATTCAAAGATTTCCTTAAATGTCCTGCGATGGCGATGGCGAAACTTAATGGCGAGTATGTACCTGAATATGGGAGGGCGTTACTGCTTGGAAGTTTCGTTGATGAAATGTTGACAGGGACCAAGAAATCCCAGGCGAAGTTCATCAAGGACAACCAAACGGAGCTGTTCAAGAAAAACGGCGATCCCTATGCCGATGTAGCCCAGGCGTTGGAGACAATCGAGCGAGTTAAGAAGCAACCGCTGATGATGCACTATCTGAACGGTAAGCACCAGGTCATTATGACCGGCGAAATTGAAGGTGTGCCATTCAAAATCAAGATGGACAGTTTCGACCCGAAGGAGTACATAACCGATCTGAAATATATGGCGAGTCTGCGGTCCCCTAACCTATTTGAGCCGATGGTTAAGTATTGGGGCTATGACCTACAAGCGGCTTGCTATCAGGAAATCGTTCGGCAGAACATCGAAAAGAAGCTACCGTTTTTCTTCGATGTTGCCACGAAAGAAAAGCCTGCACACTTGACTGTCGGCCGGATAAGCCAGTGGAACATTGACGAGGCTATGGGGGTTGTCCGAAAACACATCCGGCGATTTCAGGCTATCAAAGAGGGCAAAGTTGAAGCGGAACGTTGCGAGGATTACAACTGCGAGTTCTGTACCAGCACAAAAATTATCACCGAAGCCATTGACACGGATTTGTTCGGCATGAGTGCCGCACAGATTCGAGGCATGAACGGTGACATTTAATAAAAGAAAGGATGAACCAATATGGCAGTAATGTGTCTGTACGGTCAGCCTGGATCGGGCAAAACCGTAAACGCCACCCGGCTACCGGGCAAGTCGCTTCTTCTCAGCAGCGACAATTCCTCTCTGGTGCTGAAACACTTTGAGAGACCCAATCTTACGATTAAGGAGGTAAAGAACTTCAAAGAGTTTACCGAGGCTTTTGAGGCGGCCACGGCAAACAAGCAGTATGACAACATCATTACTGATTGCCTTACTGACTTAATCGACGCTTATATCGTAGAAATCCGCGAAAAAGGTTTCTCCGGCGATATAAGACAACATTACCTCGCAATCTACACCAAAGTCAAGTTTCTTGTTCGGCAATCTGCATTTTGTGGTACAAACTGCGTATTTAACTGCTGGGAGGACATTGAGCAGGTCACTCTCCCCTCTGGAGAGATTGTCAATCGTGTTTCCCCCATGTTACCGGCAAAAATCAAACAGCAGGTATGCGGTCTGTGCAACATTGTTGCCTATGTGACTTCGGGCGTAGACAAGAAGGGCGTGAAGCAGTGGTACTACGTCACTGAGGGCAAGCCCACCATTATGGCAAAGGATCAGCTTTTCATGCGGAAGTCCTGTATGCCGGAAGATGCGTTCACTGCGCCGGAGGTGAAGAAATGACCTTCTGGGAAATCTACGACACCTACATCGAGCGAGAGGGGTCCAAGGAGCTGAAAGAGTGGCTTCTATCAACAGACATCGACACAGCCCCGGCAAGCACTCGATTCCACGAAGCGTACCCCGGCGGCTTGGCGGAACACTCGGCGAATGTGTTTAACGAGTTAGTTCGACTGCTGAAAGCATACCCGGAGCTGCGTATCACTGCCGAAACGGCGGCTATTATCGCACTGCTCCATGATGTATGCAAGCTGAACTGCTACAAGATCGAGTACCGCAACAGAAAGAACGAATATGGGCAGTGGGAGAAATATCCTGTTTACAAATTCGAGGAGGACTTTGCTTACGGCGGTCACGGCTCAAAGAGCGTGTATCTGATCCAAAAGTTTATGAAACTCACCGACCAGGAGGCCGTGTGTATCAACTGCCACATGGGTGTTGAAAACGGCAACTGGGCTGTGAACGATGCGTTCCGGGCATATCCCCTGGCTTTCCTGCTTCATACAGCAGATATGGCATCTACTATCAAATTTTAATTTAGGAGGAATTTATTTATGGCATGGCAATTCGACCCTAATCAGTATGAGGAGCAGAGCTTCTCCATTATTCCCGCCGGAGATCATCGTGTAAGAATCAACGATGTTATCTTCAAGACCTTTAACAGCGGCAATGAGGGTTATGAAATCACCCTCGATGTTTCCGGCTATGGTAGCAAGCTGTGGTATTACCTGGTGCTGAACCCCAGCGATCCCAAGAAAACCAATCAGCGTATCGGTTCTTTCTTTGACTCCTTCGGTATTACCGATTACAACATGGCGAACTACCCCCGGTGGAAGGGCAAGGTCGGCGCTGTCCGTGTAATCCACGAGGAGTACAACGGCGAAAACCAGGCAAAGGTGCGCTTCTGTCTGAGCCGCAAGAACCAGGATAAGTTGCCTCCCGCTAAGTTCAACAACGCCGCTACCGCAAACGCAGTCCCTGTGGGTGGCTTTGCTCCCATTGCGGCAGCCGATGACGAACTGCCGTTCAACTAAGAAAGGATGATACTGTATGACACTCGTTGAGTTGCAAGCTGTCCTCGGCAAGCAGATCGAGGATTTAACGGACCCCAGAGAGCCGTTTGAAAACAAGCGCAGAATCGCAGAAAACGCTCTGGTCGTTTCTTCTCTTGCAAAGCAAATGATTAACAACGCCGATGTGGTTCTTCGCTCGGTTAAGTTCATGGCAGATTACAAGCTGGAGGATGAAACCATCAAGGATATGGTTACTGGCAAGTATCTGCTGATGCACAAGGGCGAAGATGGTCTGATTGAAGGACAGACCCTCTGATGGCTGCGTATCGTTATTTCACGCCGGAGCAAGAAAACTGGTTGCGTGAGAATTACTTCACTATCGGTTCTTACGATTTGCTAACGCTGCTATTTAACCATGAGTTCGGCACGAATCGGAGCAAAGAAGCTGTGCGTGAAAAATGCACCAAGCGATTGGGGCTAAAGGGGATGCCGAATCCTACCGTGTACGGGAAAAAGGAGAAAGAACAACTCCCTATTGGTACGATCCGCAAAAGCCAGACTGGAACATATATCAAGGTGTTGGATGTGCCTCCGAGCAGTAAATTTTCCGGCTACGCCGAGCCGTATTGGTTGCCCTTGCAAAAGAAAGTTTACCAAGATGCTTATGGCGAAATAGCCCCCGGAAAAATGGTCTGCTTTTTGGATGGTAATACCGATAATTTCAATTTAGACAATCTTTATTGTATCGACAGGAAAATCTCAGCGATTATGTCCGCAAATCGGTGGTGGGCTGACAACAAAGACCTAACGCTCGCCGCAATCAAATGGTGCGAACTGCATTATGCAATAAAGGAGGTCAATTCCAATGGTTGAACTCCGAGAGTATCAGCAGGATTTATACGATAAAACAGTAGACGCATTCCGGCAAGGTAACAAGCGCGTGCTTGTTACCGTTGGATGTGGTGCTGGCAAGTCCTACATATTCGCTAAGATGGCAGAGCGCACGAAAGGTCCCGTCCTGGTGCTTACACACCGCCGGGAACTTCTGGAGCAGACAGGGCATCTATTCCGAGAGCATGGGATAGATGCCCGGATAGAAATGGTTCTCACCGAAGCGAACCGCCTGGGAGAGCATGAGCGCCCGGCGCTGATTATCACAGACGAAGCCCATCTTAGCCGCAGTAATTCTTGGATGAAAGTCCTCGATTATTACGACACCCACACCGTAGGTTTCACTGCGACACCTGTGCGGCTCGATGGCAAGCCCCTTGGCGATATCTATAACGCTCTCGTTACCGGCGTTTCGGTGCGATGGCTGATCGACAACGAGCGGTTAGCACCCTATGAGTATTACGCACCTACCGTTGTAGAAACGGATGGGTTGAGGGTTCAGATGGGCGATTATGTTATCAAAGACCTGGAACAGCTTATGAGCGACCGAGCTATCTACTCCGATGTTCTGAAAAGCTGGGAGCGGTTAGCCAAGGGGCAGAAAACAATCGCCTACTGTGTTTCCGTGAAACACGCACAGGAAACCGCCCGGATGTTCACCGAAGCTGGTTATCCGGCTGTCGAAATTGATGGCGGCACACCACCAAAGAAACGGTTGCAAATAATGGATGATTTTCGTAACGGAAAAATCATGGTGCTGTGCAACGTGGGCATTATCAGTGAGGGCGTGTCCATCGACGATGTTACCTGCTGTCTGCTTCTGCGACCGACCGAAAGCCATGCGCTGTACTGGCAGCAAGGCATGAGAGCGATGCGGTATCAGCCAGGTAAGGTTGCTACGATAATCGACTGTGTGGGCAACTACACCCGCAACCCACTGTTTGATGCAGATGTGGAGTGGAGTCTAACGCAGTCACAGAGAAAGAAACCACGGATAAACACAGAGGGCGATTTCGTGATAAGAACTTGCCCCAAGTGCTTCAAGGTTTTTAAGACTGCGCCTATATGCCCCTACTGTGGTACTGAGTATCCTCTGCACCCAAGGGAAATCAAAGCCCACCAGGATATCGAACTCGCAAGGATCACAGCCGAAGAAGCGGAGAAGGCTGAACGGCAAAGAAAACAAGCTCGTATGGAGCAGGGTCGCGCTCGTAGCTTCCCGGAACTTCTCGCCATCGGTAGAGAGCGAGGTTACAAGAATCCTGCGGCGTGGGCGCAGATGGTGCTAAGAGGAAGAAAATAAACAATATGTTAGGAGAGTAGCCAATGAATACATACAAACTTGGAAGTCTGTTCGATGGATCGGGCGGATTTCCGCTCGCTGGCTCCCTGTGCGGAATAAATCCTGTGTGGGCGGCAGAAGTCGAGCCGTATCCGATTGCGGTCACTCGTAGCCGTTTTCCCAATATGAAGCACTTGGGTGACATCAGCAAGATAAACGGCGCAGAAATCGAGCCGGTGGACATTATCACATTCGGAAGCCCCTGTCAAGATTTGTCCGTGGCAGGCAAAAGAGCCGGATTGAAGCATACCGAGAACGGTGACGATGAAACCACCCGAAGCGGTCTGTTCATGGAGGCAGTAAGAATTATTAAAGAAATGCGAGAAGCAACCAACGGAAAATATCCTCGTTGGGCATTGTGGGAGAACGTTCCCGGCGCTTTTTCGTCAAACAAAGGAGAGGATTTTCGTGTCGTATGTGAAGAACTCATCAAAATCGTCGAGCCGACAGCCGTTATGCCTGGTGTTCCGAAAGGTGGATGGCCATACGCCGACAGTTACCGGGGAGACGGATGGAGCCTTGCTTACCGAGTTCTCGATGCTCAATACTGGGGAGTCCCCCAACGCCGCCGTAGAATCTACCTTGTCGCAGATTTTGGAGGCGAATGCGCCAGAGAAGTATTATTTGAGCGCGAAGGCTTGCGAGGGTATTTTGCGGAGGGCAGAACGCCGTGGCAAGGAGCTGCCGCCGATGCTGAAAACGGCACTGGAGCAAATGATCGAGAGAGAAACTGCGTAGGCGTTCTCGCTTCGAGCTGTAAAAACGCAGAAATTACGGACGGTAGAATTTGCCCTTGCCTCATGGCAAGAGCCGGGACCGGGGGGAATCAACTGCCGCTTATCGCTGTAGCAACTCAGCAAGGTGGCGCAGAGATTTCCGAAAGCGGCGTATGTCCTACTATCACCGCTGCCGCTGGCATGAGCGGAAATAATCAGCCATGGATTTGCTCACTTGAACCCGGCATTGCCGCAAGAGAGGGCGGCCATGTATACGAGGGTGTGAGTGGTACACTCCGAGCCAATGCTGGAGATAACCAGATGGCGGTTGCCTACACCATGCAAGACCGAGCCGGTAAGCCCGGTGGCGGCAAGGGTTTTCTAATCCAGAAAGGCAGAGCCACATCCTTGCGTACAGGCAACTACCAGTATGTGTTTCAGCCGATGGCCTACAGCTTCGATCCTCTGGCATCGAACAGCATGAAATCCAAAAACCCCCACTCTGGCTGCCGCCAGGTGGAAGTATCCAGAACGGTTGATGCGACCGATCCTAACCCCAGTAAGAATCAGGGCGGTATTGCAATCGTGGAGGCTGTTGGCTTTGATGGATATAACAGTGCTGACACTGGCGATAAAGCCGCCACCCTTGGCGTGAACTGCGGTATGTCCACTGGCAGAAATGGCGTTGTAGTTCGGCGTGTCGGAAACTGCATTATTGACGATCTCGTTCTGGACGACCAAGGCGGTCAGCAGATTTCCGTTCGCAAGGATGGCAAGTCCCCTACCCTCCGAGCAGAAATGCACGGCAATGTACCTTGCGTTATGGAGGCGGCTGGCTTCTGCCCAGAAGAAAGCGCCAAGACAAGGGGCGTCGGATATGCGGAGGAGCAAGCACCTACGCTGAGAGCCGGGGCTGTTCCGGGAGTTGTCTGCAAGTGTTTCGATGCCAGAGGCAACGGCGATGGCGATGTTTGCAACACCATCACTGGCGACCACAACAACCGCATTACTGATTATTCCACGGTTGTGTGTTGCTGTATTGACGGCGACAAAATCGGCAAGGCAGAGCGTTGCGGCGGTTCTGGTCTGGGTATCCGTGATGGCGACAAGATGTACACGCTCACAGCGAAGGATGCCGGAACGCATGGCGTGGCTTACTCGATGGAAACCTTCCACTGTACATCTGAGGAAGAAAAAACCACCACTCTGAAAGCCCGCGATTATAAGGACCCTAACATTGTTTGCTACGCCTTAGACAGAGCCTTCTTCAATCAGGGAGCAAACGCACTGTATGCACCGCAATACTACGAGGATGGCACTGTTCCCACACTGGTGGCGAAAGGTCCCGGTGCTGTTGCCCACGGCGTTGATTGCCGTA